CATCGCAGATTTTCTCAATCAGTTAGATGGCTACGAGGACATTGACATCTATTTCAATTCCGGTGGCGGGGATGTATTCGCAGGACTGGCAATCTATAACCAGTTGAAACGATACTCCGGACACAAGGTCGGATATGTTGACGGAATGGCAGCATCTATCGCATCAGTCATCATGTTCGCATGTGATGAATTGCATTTTGCAACAGGAGCACAAGCAATGATTCACAAGCCTTTATGTATGGCATGGGGAAACGCAGATGATTTCAAAGAGGTCATCAAACAACTTGATTTATGCGAAGATTCAATTCTTGATGTCTACGAGGAACACATGAAAGAGGGTGTGACAAGAGACAAAATCAAGTCTTTCATGGCGAAAGAAAAGTGGTTCAGCGGTGCGGAATTGGCAGAGTATTTCGACGTTGAGATTGATGACAAGGCAGCAGTCGCAGCATGTGCATCCGACTATTTTGAAAAATACAGTCACGTTCCGGAGAACATCAAAGGAACGGACACAAAGGACATTGTCAATGCGGTGCTTGCAGAACTGGAGAACAGGAACAACGTAGCAGCAGAGGCAGAGAAACAGAGAATCGAGGCAGAAAAGCAGGATATTCTTGCAGACCTCGACATGTATGGAATTTAAGAAAGAGAGGACATGATTCATGAACAAGGAAATGCAGAAACTGTTGAAAGCAATCAACGACAAAAAGAATGAGGTCAAGAGCCTTGTGAAAGATGGAAAACTCGACAAGGCAAGGGAGGCAAAAGATGAACTCAAAGAGTTACAGGAAAAGTTTGACCTCCTGTTTGATTTGGACGAGGAGGAACAT